GGTGGTGTTCTCTTCTTGCAACGCTATGTCTACAACGTGTTCGGCTTGGCCTTCGCGTTGACCAAAGTGTTGGTTGAAGACGGCGACCACATCCGCATCGGTCAGGTCTACGCTCGCCACTTGGCTCAGTCTCTCATTGAGACAAAAGAGACCTTGTGCGCAAACGTCTTGAACCGCGCCTTCAACAGCGCGTTCCCCGGCGGCGACGGCGTGTCGCTGATTAACACCGCTCACCCAATCGTGAACGGCACTTTCAGCAACCAGTTGACCACAGCCGCTAACCTGTCGCAGACATCGCTTGAGCAGATGCTGATTCAGATTCGCCAAGCTGTTGACAACAACGGTAAGAAAATCCGTTTGGTTCCACGTCAACTGGTGGTTGCACCAGGCAACGTGTTCCAAGCTGAAGTTCTGCTGAAGTCAGTTCTCCGCGCCGGTACAGCAAACAACGACTTGAACCCTGTCAAGTCTATTGGCTTGCTGGATGAAGGCGCTGCTGTTATCAGCCGCTTGACCAGCCCTACCGCGTTCTTTGTTCAGACCGACGCCCCAGAAGGCATGAAGCTCATGATGCGTCGCAAGCTTGAAAAAACCATGGAAGGTGATTTCGAGACTGACTCTATGCGCTACAAGGCGACCGAGCGTTACATCCCCGGGTTCACCGACCCGCGTGCAATGTACGGTACACCCGGCATGTAAAGCCAAGTGGGGCGGGAGTAAAAACCCCGCCTTTTTTTAATGTTTGGTCAAACTTTTCAAGGAGCAGACCATGCCTCAATTCTCAGATGATCTCTTTCTGGGTTCCGCCCTTACCGTTCAAGGTATGGACCAGTACCCTGCTGTTTCAACTTTCACTGGCTCAATCGCTACCACCACATTGACCGTCACCGCGATGCTTTCGGGTGACCCAATTTTTGTTGGCATGTTTATTGATAGCTCAACGTCCCTCACCAATGGAACGTTTATTTCCGCTTTTGGTACGGGTGCAGGTGGCGTAGGAACTTACACCGTAAGCGCCTCACAAACTGTAGCAAGCGCAACCATCATTGGCTCTGGCAATGCTTTGTTGGAAAACCCATCCCCAATGAGCGTAGGTGTTGGCCCTCTGGGTCGCATTTATGTTTGGGACGCTGTACCACAGGCAAAGTTGACAACCAATATTGTTGCCGCTGTTATCACAACTGCCACCACGCTCACGCTGGCCGCAGGTGCTGGTGTTACATCCGCCACGATTCAAGGCGGCGCAACAGGCTTGCAGCTTGACTGCCCTCGTGCGGTTTCCACAACTACAGGCGCTGGCTCTCCAACTACTGTCAACATCACTGTCTCTGGCTACGACTACTACGGTCAAGCCATGAGCGAGGTGATTGCAACAGGAACAGTGGCATCAACAACTGTTAGTGGTAAAAAAGCTTTCTACCAGATTTCCAGTGTTGTCTCTTCTGGCGCAAGCGTGGTGACCGTTGCGGTAGGTACAACAGACATCTTGGGTTCGCCATTGCGCATCACTGATGCTGGGTACGTTACTCGTGCAGGTTGGAACAATGTCTTGGCAGAAGATGCTGGTACTTTTGTCGCCGCCGCTACCTTGACGGCTACCACCACTACTGGTGATGTAAGGGGTACTTTCCTGCCCTCATCGGCTTGTGACGGTATCAAACGTCTTGTGATGGGAATCGCCCTGCCTGCAATTGCAGTAGGCCCAAATGCAACCCGTGTTGGCGCTCTTGGCGTCACACAAGCATAAGGAGAGTGACATGGGACAATTTAAACCAATGGTCAAAATGGAGACCACCGAGCCTTCGGTTGAACTGAAGCTCAAAAAGGGCGGCAAGGTGGCCAAGAAGGCTGACGGCGGCATGATGGGTTCGCCCATGAGCGCCGCTGACATCCCTCCTGCAATGCCTGCCCGTGGCGGTATGCCAATGGGTCGTTCGCCAATGAAGCCTTCGTTGGCTATGCGTCGTCGAGCCATGAAGGGCATGCCCGCTGGTGCTGGCCCTGCCGGCCCAATCGGCGGAGCTGCTTCAATGCAGACCTCTATGCCAATGCCCCCTCCCGCCATGAAAAAAGGCGGCAAGGCTGACATGGGCCAAGACAAGGCCATGATCAAGAAGGCTTTCAAGCAGCATGACATGCAAGAGCATAAGGGCGGCAAAGGCACTGCTCTGAAGCTGAAGCACGGTGGCAAGATGGCCACTGGCGGCGTGGTGAATGGCCAAGGCGGCTTTGCTACTGGCGGTGTCGTTAAAGGCCAAGGCGGCTACGCCACTGGTGGCGTCACTAAATCAAACGGTGGTGGCTACAAAGAAGGTGGCATGACCATGGTCGACAAGGGTGGAAAGATGGTTCCTGACTTTGCGGCTGACGGCAAAGGCAAGATGAAGCATGGCGGCAAGATCAAAGGCATGATGGGCGGCGGCATGGCTGGTGACGGCATGATGAACGGCGGCATGATGAACGATGGAATGATGAACAGCGGCATGATGAACGGTGGTATGTCTCCTGCGGCAGCTTACAAAAAAGGCGGTTCCACAAAAAAAGCCTACGCGGCGGGCGGGACTGTTAATTCAGGCCGTCCCGTCGCGATGCCTCAAGGCGCTAAAAAGCCTTCGCAGCCTGTAAGCACCAATCGTGTCGCTGGTACTTTCAAAAAGGGTGGCAAGGTCACCCCCGCTGAAGGTAACTTGATGAAGGCATTCGGTAAGGAAAACTCGCCAGCCATGAAGTCGGCTAAAGCGCAATCCAACGATGTCTACAGCAAGTACCAGAAGATGGCCGGCGGTGGTTCTACCTCTGACAAAGAGATGGACATGTCCAAAGGCGCATACGATGCTTCAAAAAAGCACAGTATGGAACTTGAGGATGCAATGAACCCCTTGAGCATGGTCAAAGAGCTTTACAGCAAAGCGCGTAATGCGTTTCGACCAAAGGGCGAGGGTTCTGTGACTAAGACGGAGAAATCCATTACGGTTGCACCCGCAGGTAAAAAGCGCGGCGGCGTTGTTTGTTGAAAACGAGTGGGGGCCTCGGCCCCCGCTTCTAATTGGAGAGAAATAATGGCTGATGCAGTTACGAGCCAAACGCTCATAGATGGTGAGCGAATGCTCATTATGAAATTTACAAACATCAGTGATGGCACTGGTGAGACAGCGGTTTTAAAGGTAGATGTTTCTGCATTAACACCAAGCGCTTCTGGCAAGGCTTGCACCAGAGTGACGGTCACGAAAATCTACATTTCTAATCACGGCATGGAAGTCAGAATGTTGTTTGACGCTGCAACGGATGTGCCGTTCTATCTTTCGTCTTCTAATGCTACCCAGACGCTTGACATGACAGGCTTTGGCGGCATCACCAACAACGGCGGCACTGGTGTGACTGGTGACATCCTGTTTAGCACGGCTGACGCATCGTCTGGTGACACCTACTGGTGCATTTTGGAGATGGTCAAGGGGTATGCGTAATGCCAAGCAAATCACCATCTCAGCATCGTCTAATGGCAGCAGTTTCGCACAACCCTGAGTTTGCCAAAAAGACTGGCATCCCTCAAAAAGTTGGTAAAGAGTTCTCTAAATCTGATGAGAACAAAAAACTTAAAGGAGGCGGTTTGTATGCAAATATTAATGCAAAACGTGAAAGAATCTCTGAAGGTTCTGGCGAAAAAATGCGTCGAGTTGGTAGCAAAGGTGCGCCAACGGCTAGAGACTTTAAGCAGTCAGCAAAAACCGCCAAAGTAAAATGAAAAAAGTTAATCTTGCGGTTGGACGTGGCGAAAAATTGCCTGCCTCTAAGGGTGCTGGATTGACCGCCAAGGGGCGTGCTAAGTACAATGCAGCAACAGGTAGTAACCTCAAAGCACCACAGCCTCAAGGCGGCGCACGCAAGGATTCATTTTGCGCCCGGATGAGCGGTGTTCCAGGGCCAATGAAAGATGAAAAAGGTAAACCTACCCGTAAAGCAGCAGCACTGGCAAGATGGAATTGTTGATATGGATGAAAAAGATATTATGACTGCCCGCGAATTAGCTACACACGCCGCAGATATTAGGCATATCCAAGAAGATATGGACAATATGCTGAAGCAGATGGAAGCTATGCAGTCAACGCTTAGTCAAATTAGCACCACACTATCAGAGGCCCGTGGAGGCTGGAAAGTGTTGATGCTGATAGGTGGAGCCAGTGGAGCATTAGGTGCAGTTCTAGTTAAAGCAATTCGCTGGTATGCAGAGAATAGATAATTATGCCAAGCACGAGGCTGCGGCTTTAAACAGATGGAAGTGTTGACATGGCTTATTCGGGCTCTACGGGCACGACCGTTGTAACGGTCCAAACGCTGATTGACCACGGTGCTCGTCGCTGCGGCAAGCTAGCCGAAGAGCTGACCTCTGAGCAGGTTCTGAGTGCCCGCGAGTCGCTGTTTTTTCTGCTGTCCAACCTGATTAACATTGGCATTCAATATTGGGCTATTAGCAAGAAGGTTTACGGCTTTACAGCAGACAAAGCAACGTACCTGCTTCCCCTTGGCGGCAACGACGTGCTCAATGCCCTGTACCGTTATATGAACCGCCCAGACGGCTCGTACACCAGCTCTGCCGGCGGAACTGTTGGCAATGTCTATGACGGCGACGTTGACACGGTCTGCACCCAGACTTCGGCTAACGGCAACATTGCTGTCAACTTCGGTCCTTCAAACCCCATTTTTATTGGCTCCATCGGCTTTCTACCAGCCTCTAGCGGCACTAAATCATTCATCCTTGAGTATTCTCAGGACAACGTGACTTGGGCAACCTTGGTCGACCTTGGGTCTATTACCGTGGTCGACAACGAGTGGATTTGGACTGACATTGCCAACGGCCAGACCGTTCCCTACTACCGCATCAGGGCCTACAGCGGGACTATCTTGAGCCTGCGAGAGCTGTATTTTGGCAATAACAGCACCGAGATCACAATGTCGCGCCTGAACCGCGACGACTACACCAACCTGCCCAACAAGAACTTTACAGCCAACCAGCCGTTTCAATTTTGGTTCAATCGAACCATTCCTCAGAGCGAGATCGTGCTTTGGCCAACGCCTCAGAACGCCTTCTACCAGATGACCATTTGGTACTCGCGCCAGATCATGGACGTGGGTGATCTGTATGGAGAGCTGGAAGTGCCACAGCGCTGGTACGAGGCCGTGGTGATGATGCTGTCTCACAGGATGAGCCTTGAGTTGCCCGGCGTGGACTTTAATCGCATCCAGTACCTTGAAGGGCAAGCCGAAAAATACCTCGGCATTGCTGAAGAAGAAGAACGCGACAAGTCGCCAATTTACTTTGCACCCAATATTTCCGTCTACACGAGGTGACCCATGGCCATCTTTCTGGACACCCTCGGATACTCTGACATTGCGATTGCGATTTGTGATCGTTGCAAGATGAAGCGTCCGCACGCTGTGATGCGCAACGACCCCAACTTGCCGGGTCTCAGGGTATGCAACGAAGGCTGTGCTGATGAGCTTGACCCTTACCGACTACCTGCACGCAAAACCGAAAGAATAACAATTCGGTTTCCGCGTCCTGACGCCCCGCTTAATGCTGGCGACAATTATTTGACCACGGGTGGCATTACTAACGTGTTCCAAATCTCGACCGAGGGTAACACCCAGACTCCAACATCGACCGGGAACAAAGATACGATTGCTCCAAATCCCCCAGACAATACGAGTACATAAATGTCAGCACAAGTCACCATACTCCAACTACCAGCGGCTGCTGCTATCACAGGCGCTGAAGCGGTTCCTATTGTCCAAAATGGGGTGACAGTCCAGACGACGACTGCGGCACTCGCTGGTTCACCCGTTCAGACGTACACCTATTTGACGGTCAACCAAACACCTCAGTTGGCAAACAGTCGGTCTGTGGGAGCAACCAATGGCTTGACGGTAACTGACGGCGGGGCGCAGGGGGTCTTCAATATAACGACCACAGGCGCTTTATCGTCCTTGGTGTCATCTGGCACGGGCATACAGGTTAAAACGTCTTCTACGGCCATTACAGGCCGTTCTATAGCGGTTTCTGGCAACGGTCTGTCAGTCACCAACGGTTCTGGCGTATCTGGTGACCCAACGGTGGCTTTGAGTGGTCAGACGTTGAATTTTGCCAACGCCAGCTTCAACGGCCTGGTGGTGCTTTCGACCGCTGGCGCCATCACTTCTGCAACCATCACAGGAACCGCAAACCAAATTGGCGTTGCAAACGGAACTGGCGTAGGCGGCAACCCAACGATTTCTTTGGCTACTGACCCCGTAATCCCCGGCACAGGCGGCGTTGTTGTACCTGCCGGGACGACAGGTCAACGTGGAACATCTACGCTAGGAAACTTCCGCTTCAACTCCACAACGGGCTTGTTTGAGGGCTACAACGGCGCTTGGACTGCATTTGCCTCCGGGTCTGGTGTCACGTCTGTTGCCACAGGAACTGGCCTTACGGGTGGCCCAATTACCTCTACGGGAACAATTGCACTCGCAAATACGGCAGTAACGCCGGGGGCGTACACGGCTGCCAACATCACTGTAGATGCTCAAGGAAGAATTACGCTGGCGGCAAACGGCTCGGCTGGGGGTGTCACAACATTCAGCGCAGGCACAACTGGGCTGACTCCTAACACCGCAACCACTGGCGCAATTACCTTGGCGGGTACTTTGGCTAATACAAACGGCGGTACAGGCGCTACGTCGGCATTCACGCAATACGGCGTAACTTATGCCTCATCGACGACTGTTCTGGCTACTACTGCCGCAGGCACATCAACCACAGTCCTTCACGGCAATGCAAGTGGAGCGCCTACTTTTGGGGCTGTGTCTCTAACTGCTGATGTCACAGGAAATCTGCCTGTCACCAACTTAAACAGCGGCACTGGCGCATCTGCATCAACATTTTGGCGAGGCGATGGCTCTTGGTCGGCAGCAGGTACGGGTACGGTCACCAGCGTTGCCCAGTCATTTACGGGCGGCTTGATTTCGGTCGCTGGCTCACCAATCACGACCAGCGGCACTTTGGCCTTGACGGTTGCCGGAACAAGCGGCGGCGTACCCTACTTCACAAGCACCAGCACTTGGGCAACTTCTGCATTGTTGGCAGCGAACGCTTTAATGGTCGGTGGCGGCGCTGGAGTAGCTCCAAGCACCGTGACTACTGGCACTGGTGTTGTGACGGCTCTAGGGGTTAATACAGGCACGGCAGGGGCATTCGTAGTCAATGGTGGCGCTCTGGGTACGCCAAGCAGCGGCACGCTGACAAACGCAATAGGTCTGCCCCTGACAACCGGGGTGACGGGTATCCTTCCAATAGCTAACGGCGGAACTGGCACAATTTACGGTGTTGCTGGTGGAACTTTCTAAGGAAAATTTATGGCTCAGACAAACTACACACCCATATCGCTGTACTTCAGCACAACTGCGGCAGCAGTCCCAACATCAGGCAATCTTGTTGCTGGCGAGCTTGCGCTCAACACCCTCGACGAAAAGCTGTACTTTAAAAACTCCGCAGGTACAGTCAAGTTGCTGGCATCAAGCGCCGCCGCTGCTGGTGTGACAAGCGTTGCAATGACCGTCCCAACATTTTTGTCAGTAGCTGGTAGTCCTATCACATCAAGCGGAACTTTAGCGGTTACTTTGTCAGGCACTGCTTTACCAATAGCTAACGGCGGAACTGGAGCAACTACCCTAGCAGGGGCTAATATTGCTGTTACTAACGCAGCCCAAACATTTACTGGTGGTCAACGTGGCGCAGTTACCGTACTTACTTCAAGCTCGGCCTCCATTGCCATCAATCTTGCGACTAACTGCAATTTCTCGTATACAACAACGGAAAACAGCACACTTGCTGCGCCATCAAATCCAGTAGCAGGGCAGTCGGGAGTTATTATTATCACGCAAGGGGCGACTGCATACACACTGGCCTACAACACGTTCTATAAATTTGCTGGTGGCACAGTGCCAACATTGACTGCAACAGCAAGTGCGGTGGACACTTTTGCTTATTATGTTGAATCAGCAACCCGCGCAACCTGCCAGCTTATCAAGGATGTGAAATGATAGTTAGCGGAATACCAATGTTGTTTGGTGGCGGTGGGGTGGCTCCATCTAAATATATTGCGGTGGCTACCAATAACTCACCTTACATTTCTGCTTATCCGTGGAGCACAAGCGGGTTTGGTAGTAAGTTTTCTGATCCCGCTACGCTTCCAGCGGCTACAGCTAGGGGTGTAGCTTTTACTTCTAGTGGTGATGCTATTGC